TATCGTGGTAGATCAAAGCACGTATCAATCTGGCGCCGCCCCTGTCCCTGAAATTAAACTATATAAACAAGTGTTTAACATCCCAGGGAATAATTACGATTATGAGGATGCAAAGGCACTGTGCCGCGCATATGGATCGGATTTAGCAACATATGATCAAATTGAGAAGGCCTATAATAATGGCGCCGAATGGTGCAACTATGGATGGTCCGCAAATCAACTTGCACTGTTCCCGACTCAAAAACAAACATATGACCATTTGCAGACCATTGACGGTCACCAAAACGATTGCGGTAGAACCGGCGTAAATGGCGGATATATTGCGAACCCCAAGATTAAGTTTGGTGTAAATTGTTATGGATATAAGCCCAAAATGACATCAGAGGAGGACGAGCTCATGAAAACATCATCGCCGTACCCGGAAACAATGAAGGACATTGCCTTTCAGAAGCGCATTGACTACTGGAAAAATCAGGTAAGTGATATATTAGTATCTCCATTTAATCATACTTCATGGGGCGCGCTATAAATGTGGTCCGAGTTAAATTTCATCATTCATGTCATCATCAATGTCGTAATTTATGTCGTAATTTATCTCGTAATTCATGTCTTCAAGCTCAAGCAGTCTACGTTTTGTAACGTATAGAGTAATCGCGCTCCACGCATATAGGACCCATCCAACAAGCCACAGCATTCTGCAGATAATTGTAACAATATATATGCAAATTAATGCGGCACGAGGAGGATGTATATTTTTTTCCATGTATGACCTGCACACGGGGCATTTACTACTTACAGCATACCAGTCGTCAAGACACTTCCTATGAATAAAACCGTCGCAGCAACATCTTCTTAGGTATACATCATCGCCTCTTAATTTTATGGGGTGTGTCTCGTCGTGTAATTCAACTGATAAGCATACAAAACATTCATCAGTGCATGTGTTTTTTTTATTAATCGGAACCTTTTCAATAAAGTCATCATCTCTATAATGATCAACCACTCTAAATAACATTATTATACTACCTTATAATTATTAAGTTAGTATAATAAATAATTTTATACCTTTTGTCTTTTGGTTGACGCCTTGTCGTTTTTACGGACCTTATTTCTCTTTGTTCGGGCAACTTTACTGGGCTGATTTAATTTATGCAGAGGCTCTCTGACTAAATCTAAGAGCGATTCGTATAGCTTATCGTCGATGCATTCATCGTCGCTGTCCTCAGCTTTATGTTTGTCCTTTTTACCACCCTCCATCCCATTCATTGTACTATAACTCAAGAGCCAACTGGGGATCACCAAATTTCCGCCAAACAAATCAGATACATTATCGCCACCAGATTGAGATTGTAACGTGGTTATTGGCGACATGCCCGCTTTCATCATAATAGAATTCACGTTGAAACCACCCGAGCAGGCACCGCCACTATTTATACTAAATACCATTTCGTTGCCTCCTATTTTGGCTTCATTCATATTCATATATTCGCTGTTCATATATTCGCTGTTCATATAAATTATTCATATATTAATTAATTGTTGGAAAACCGCTTTATTTCCGGAACAACCTTTACGGCTCTTTTTTGTTTTATATGGTCCATGATCGTTTTAACTTGTGCTTCACTTTTAATAACCTCCCCGAGTGTCTTTTCTAAATATTTAAATGTAAGAGGTTCCGGAACGCGACTATTCGCAAACTTTAGCTTTCCATCGCTTATCTGTACCGTCGCATTAGAGAGATTGTTAGAAGCGGCATAGCTGGTTATATTTTGTTCCAATGTATTGCGCTTCTCTCTCAATTCGCGAGCCTTTTCGTTTATTTGCTTAAGTTGGTTATCTACTGACACCCATTGTTGAATTTGACTCTCAAAACTCATTAATAATTATATAAAATATTATATAAATATCAATACAACTCCTAATTTAAATACCTCCTCGCTTCATGGTTTTGCGTCCACCCTTCTTGCGGTAGGATTGTTGCATTGCTAAAAGTGAAAACGGGACGATTGCCTGGTTAATTACTGAACCAAACAAACCTCCGCTCTTTCCACGGGAAGCAGAGCGAGCACGTGCAGCCGAGCGAGAAGCTGAGCGAGCACGGGAAGCAGTTCGTCCTCTGGAAGCACCGCGAGCACGGGATGCAGTTCGTCCTCTGGAAGCACTGCGAGCACGGGATGCAGATCGTCCTCTGGAAGCACTGCGAGCACGGGAAGCAGATCGTGTTCGTTTGCCCGCAGACTGCACAAGTCTCAGGCTTTCGGCCGAGGGAACCCCGGGTTGGTGGGACCATTGGCCCTGCGCGCCAACTATCACGTTAGATTGGTTTGCCGCATTTGCACCTGTTTGATCAAAAACGCGCGCGTATTGCTCAGGCATTGAGCCATTTACGTATTCAGCGTACGTGGCTGCAGAACTGTAATTACCACTGCCGCCCTTCTGAGACTGATGTCTGTGTTTTGCCATATTATATAAATTGATGAGAATAAAAATTATATATCGCCGTAACATTTCATTAAATATATTCTGCAAATTGTAGTTTAATATTGCCTAAACCCATTACAAGACCTTTACGGCATTCGTTTTATTACGCAACAACATAATTAGAATAACCAGTATCGCTAAAATCATCATAAATATTAGAAAAAACAGTGCCAGCGTTATATAAATGTATGGGTTTATCTCATACAAAATAAAATCAATAATCGGCTTCAATAATTGCTTGAACTCATTTTTTATGTCATCCCTTTTTAAAATATCTAAACATTGATTGACCAAGGAATCTCTCATACTAAACTATAATATAAATATTCAGAAACTTGTGCGTGTTATTAGTTTTTAAATTTTCTATAATTTGAGTAATATGGACAATATTGTTGAACCAAATGAGGCTTTCGATTTCTCAAAACTTTCTTTAGCGCATCCTGTAGGAATTCAAGGAGGGGCATATTTTACTAAAATAGAAAATAACAATAAGCCACTCTATATCCAAACGATTAAAAGTCAGACCAGACAAGGAATCGTTAAGACCGGTAAAAAGTACTACTGTGACCTAATGTTTGATAAAAATGCAGCACCTCTCATCAGCTGGTTTGAAAATTTAGAAGAACGATGTCAAAAGCTGATTTATGATCGGAGAGATACATGGTTTCAAAATAATTTAGAAGAAAATGACATCGAATCTGCATTTAGCTCTACAATTCGTGTCTATAAATCTGGAAAATTTTATCTGTTGAGAACAAATATTAAGAACCATAACAATATGCCAGGTGTTAAGATTTACAATGAACACGAGATACCTTTAACCGCCGATGATATTAAGACGGAGACAAACATTATATCCATTTTAGAAATCCAAGGGATTAAATTTACGGCGCGAAACTTCCAAATCGAAATTGACCTAAAACAGGTGATGATATTAGATAATGAGCCAATGTTTGATAACTGCTTAATTAAAACGAGTAAGAGACCGGTTGAACCCGCTGCTGTCCAGGAAACAGAGGACATTGGAACTTTAGAAAAAGATGACGTGTTGGAAGAAATGTCGGTTGAAAACATCGTCGCCCCAGAACCCGCTGCAATTATTACAGGTAGTTTATCTACTATGAATGACCCCCTTCCGCAAATAGAGACAACCGACGATTTGGTTGTGGCTGAAGCGGGGGGCGGTGAAGAAACTGCTATAGAATTGGAATTTGAGGATCTAACTGGAGATATTGAGGAAAACCCGAATGAATTAAAGGAGATTAACAGTTTGGAATTATCAGCAGGTAATACTTTAGAAACTATCCAGCTGAAAAAACCGAATCAGGTTTATTTTGAAATATACAAGGCGGCGAGAAACAAGGCCAAGGCAGCGAAAAAGAATGCCCTTTTAGCTTATTTAGAAGCAAAGAATATTAAGAAAACTTACATGTTGGACAATTTAAATGATAGTGATAGTGATATTGACGCCGAAATTGATGAGGTCTCAGAAAGCGAATTGGACGGACTGTAATTTATTTATCAAATCTTTAGAATAATTAATATGTATTCTAAAAATTATTTTATCATTAATTTTATATAATGACAAGCTATTTAACGAAGGTTTGGAATGAGTATGGAATTGGAGCCATCTTGGCTTTATTAGTTGTAGCCTATGCGGTAAGCATGTTTGCCGGATACTTGAATGATAAGGGTATGTCTGGAGCCGAATCTAACGCTCAGATGCAGCCACAATACAAGAAGGAGACCGGGGTTCGCGCTTCTGACCCCAACGGCAACGAAGTGTATGCTTCCGTTAACGGTGTTCAGACAAGCATGCCTGGTATCCCAACATCTTGCTCTCAACCCAATATCCAGAACCCTGCTGAGCTTTTGCCCAAGGACTCTAACTCTCAGTGGGCTCAGTTGAACCCCTCTGGTAAGGGCGAGCTTGCCAACGTGAACCTCCTCAAGGCTGGTTACCACATTGGTATTGACACCATTGGCCAGAGCTTGAGAAACGCGAACTTGCAGATTCGCTCTGAGCCTCCTAACCCACAGTTGTCGGTGGGACCCTGGAACCAGTCCACCATTGAGCCCGATTTCATGCGCCCTCCCTTGGAAATTGGATCTGGAGGCCAATAAATCGTTTTATACTTAATGGGAAAACGGCAATTTAATTTAATTTATATATAAAATCATGTATTATTTATATATAATGTTCGCGGGCGCACAAAGGGTCATTCCAGTGCCCGGTTCTAATGCCAAATGTCCACCCCCATCAAAGGCATATATTGTTACCATGTGTGAATATATTTGTAAGCGCGCTACTCCTCACAGTAAAATGCGATCCGATCCGATTAAACCAGTAAAGAAACATCAGCACGAAGACATATTTATATTTTGGACGTAAACAGTGCAATATTTTATATTATCGAGCAAAAATATAAAATATAAATTATGAAAAATAAAGCGCACCACATAGAGTCTATTTACTAAACGACATTATCTTTAACCGTTCGTGTGGCTTCTCTCCAGCAGTTTGTTTGGATATATATTTCACCAATGCCTCATACTCCTTGGGATTATTTTTATACACACAATTGTTTAATGTTTTTATTATGTCCCCCTTATCGGATTCCTTAAAATTACCAGAATATAATTGTGCAACCACATTTTCAGGATGCAGCGTTTCACATATTAAATTATTCACCTTTAGCTTATTGTATCTTTCCATCAACACATTATACAATATTTCTCCTTGATAAGGTATTTTATAGACATTTTTAACACGACCAACGAAATGCTTCGCTTCTATCATGCGGCCCATATAGTATACCTTATGTTCCTTACTCATTATAGTATCCTCCGCGGGATAATTTTTACCCAGCGAATCTCTCTTAAAACAGATTAAATACTTTGCAAGAGTTATTGTTTGCGTAATAGCAACAATGCGGTTCTTATTGATAGTATGAAATACAGGGTCTATTTTTTTTATAGAAACAACGCCTTGGTCTGTATTAATAGGTGTATTGGCAGGAAAGCAAATATTTGCCAGAGATACATTCGTCGTAGGTGCGTCATTCGCAGGTGCTGTATAATTTGGATTTACGAACGATGCTATAACTGGTTTCACTACATTTTCATGAGCAGTCTTATCCGCATCGGTAACTGTCGCAAAATCTATATCTAATGTTAGAGTTACAGCGTATTGATTTACGCCAGTTTGAGTACACTCTACAATAGGTGGGTCGTTTATAAATCTGTCCCCGAATAATCCAACTATGGTGCTGCTAACTTGTGTCTCGACATACGCACTTAGGGTATCCACATTTATTCGTTTTGTAGTTGTGAATGCAAATGTTGCGCGCCAGGATCCTTCATCGTGAGAAGGAATCACTGAAGTTGAATCCGCAAATGGATCTATATCACCATTATCGACGATATCGACATAACCTATTACTATATCTTCAGTATTACTTATACCAGCACTAACTGCACTCGTGAATGCTGCGCGAACTATATTAGTAGTAATTGTAGTTGTAGCAGCTTCTGCCTCACCCATAAAACTGGTAACAATAG